CGGGACATTCAATCAGCACGTCTGTAATACGGCGCTTCCTGACCAGCCGTGGTGTCAGTTTACCGGAATGAATGCGTCGTGCTGGGGGCTACTGGGGAATAATCTGTATTTCGGTGGTCCGGCTGGGATCGTTTACGTGGCTGATTCGGGCGGCACGGACGGCACTAATCCGGTTATGGCTACCGCTCAGCAGGCGTGGAACAAAGAGCAATCGGCGTTCCGCAAGCGGATTTCGGCTGTGCGTCCGATCGTCAATTCCAGCCAGGGGACTTACAACTTTGCGGTTGGGTATGATTACGGGGCGCTGAACATTCCGGCGCCCACGTCGCTGACCGGCACGCCGATTACCGATGATTCGGCCAATGATATTGTGAATGATAGCAATGTGCCGATTACCTCTGGATCCGTGAGCATTGGGACAATCTGGCACGCTTCTGGCGGGACCGGGACGGCGTTTTCGTTTGGCCTATCGGCTAGTGCGGCGGCGGTAACGAGCTGGTTGCGCACGGATCTGCGGATTGAGACGGGCAACGCGCTGTGATCCTATATGGCCCGCAACCTTATCTGCTGGACTGGGCCGCGCGGCGGCTTGGTATGGATTGGGGGCCAGCGAAGGCTATCGGTGTGGTGCGGCGACATGAGGTTGTCGCGGTTGTGGTGTATAACCAGTGGCGCCATCCGAATATCGAGGCCAGCATTGCGTCAGAAACGCCGCTCTGGGCGTCCAGGGAAGCATTGCGGGCGATACTGGCATACCCATTCATCCAATTACATTGTAAACGAGTGACGGCTACCACCGAGGCCACGAACCAGCGCGCACGCGCATTCCTCTGTCGCCTTGGGTTCCGCGAGGAAGGTGTCCACCCGGACGCTCTCCCTAGCGGCACGGCCATCACCTACGGGTTGATCGCACGCGATGCGGCCCGCTGGTTAAAGGCAGAGGAATATGAGCAAAGGCGCCAAAGCACCAGCACCCCCTGATCCGACGCAGGTTGCGGCTGCACAGCAGCAATCGAACGTTCAGACGGCAGCGGCGCAGGCCGCGCTGAATAATGTCAACTCGGTCACGCCATTTGGCTCGACGCAGTATATCGGAACGGGCAGCTATAACGCTGGCGGCAATGTAGTTCCGACTTACACGCAATATACCAACCTTACCCCGCTGGGTCAGCAGATACTTGACCAGCAGATGGGGTTGCAGCAGAATCAAATCGGTTTTCTGAACAATGAGTTAAATGTTCAAAACTCATTGATGCCGGCAGCGCGGAATCTTGCGCAGCAGGGCATAAATTCATCTGCCACTCCACTTAATATCAGCAATACGCCTTATGCTTCGACCCTGAATAAAGGGCCGCAGTTGCTTGACAATAATACGGTCAATGCGATTTACGGCCAGCAGAAGGGGTTTCTTGATCCGCAGTGGAACTTGCAATCACAGCAATTGCAGGACCAGTTAGCGCGGCAGGGCATTGGGGTTGGTAGTGCTGCGTACAACAGCGCTATGCAGAATTTCAATAACTCCAAGACGCAGGCGTATCAGTCGGCGCAGGATTCTGCGATTTCAGGCGGCTCGGCGGCGGCATCCAATCTGTTCAACATGGCGTTGGCTGGACAAAATCAGAACGTTCAGCAGCAGGTTTTGGCGCAGGAAGAACCGTATCAGATCCTGCAAGGCATGTTCGGAATAGCGCAGCAGAATCCCGTTCAGACGCCGACGCAGCCGATCTCGCAAGCGCCGCAGACTTCGATTTCCCCGACTGACGTTACGGGCGCTTATGCGCTTAGCCAGCAGGCGGCGCAGGCACAGTATCAGGCGCAGTTGCAGCAGCAAAATTCGCTGTTCGGTGGGTTGGCCAGCCTTGGCAGCGCTGGTCTTATGGGGTGGATGTTGGGCTGATGGCAAGCTCTCCTCTGACAATGGCCATGCTGGGCGGCGGTGCCGGTGGCGCTGGTATGTATTCGCCTTATGCAATGGGCATGTATGACCCCGCTGCTCTGGCGGCCACGCAGCGGCTCCAGTTTGGGCAGGGGCTTATGCAGCAGGGGCTGGATGCTGGACCAGCTTATCCTGCGCAGGCGTTGTCTCGGTTGGGGCAGTCGCTGATCGGCGCGCTGATGATGAAGCGCGGGTTTAGTGATTTAGCTGAGCAGGGGAAGAACAACCAGTATAACGGGCAGGCGGTTGACAGCGCCATCTGGGGGCCTGGAGGCAATCCGGCGTTGGCTGCGCCTCCTAGTGCTGCGCCGGCTGCGGTGGCGCCTGTGCCGCCCCCCTCGTCTGGCTCATTGCCGGTTATTCCGCGCGCCCAAGGGCCAACGGCTGGCATGCAGGCGAATAACCCCGGCAATCTCATGGATGCTGGGCAGCCTGGGGAGTCCGGTGTTGTGGAATTGCCGGGCGGTCGCAAATTGGCGGCGTTCCCGGATATGGCGACGGGCGTTGCTGCGAACGCTCGCCAACTCGCGATGAATGCCGACAACCACGGCGTTCAGACGGTTCGCCAGATGGTGAATAGGTGGGTTGGGGATCCCAAGGCGGATCTCACATCTTACATTGCCGATGCGGCTAAGGCAGTTGGCGCAGATCCTGATGCGCCGGTTAATTGGCATGATCCGAAGGTGCAAGCGGCGTTCCTGCAAGCGCAGTATCCGCACGAATCTGCCGGTGGCTCGACATCGCTTCAGCCTGCGGATGTGCAGGCCGGTGTGGCGCTAGCAAACAAGCCGCAAGGCGTTCAATACGCGCAGGCTGCGAATATAGCGACTGATGCCACTCCAGCGCCCGTGGGGGGCGCTCAACAGCCGCAAGCAGCTACTGGACAAGCGACACCAGCCGCACCGCAAACGGGCCTTCAGTCGCAGCGCGTGCAGACGTTGATGGGCGCAATGAACCGTGCGCAGCAGATTTTAGCGGCCCATCCGTTCCCGATGGATCCTGTGCATCTGCAAGCGCAAGCGGCGCTAGAGCAGGCTAAGGAGCAGTTGACGGTTGGCGCGTGGCGCACGCAGCCGAACGGTGTGATGGTCAATGATGTCACGGGAGAGCAGAAGGCCCCTCCCGCGCCTCTGTCGCATTACATAGAGGATCCGCAGCATCCCGGAACTTACATTGATACGACAGGCGTAAATGGGCCGAAGTTCGCGCCGGCAGGAAGGTTTGGGACGAATGCACAGGGCGACACGCTAGTTAGCGACACGAGCGGCGTCCACGTAGTTTCGTCTAACCCGTCCGGAATCACGGGTAACACGCCGGACGCCAACGCCATGCGGACGCTTGCTGCGATTGGTCCGAAGATCGCTAATGGCACAGCGACCCCGCAAGAGCAGGCAAATTACTCTGTAGCCGCTGAGGTCTATCAAGGATCGCAGATTCACCCTGGCCCCGCCGGGGAGTTGCTACGCATTCCGGTTCGGCCGCTTCCTCCTGGTATGCCGCAACCTGGCGCCCCGCAGGCGCCGCAAATTCAGGTGCCGCAGGGTAGCGGCGGGGCGCCGCAGCTTGGGGGCGCTGCCACGCAGGCTCCAGGAGTGACCACGCTTACTGGCCCATCAACAGGCCCCAAGGCAGCGCAAGCAATTACGGAAAGCGCAGGGCAGGCCGACGAGAAGAATGCCTCTGAGCGCCAAGCCCTTGTCATGAAGAATCATGACATCCTCGGCACAACGTCAACGATCAGATCATTGCTACCGCAGGTAACACAGGGAGTTGGCGCAGATCAGCGCCTGAAGGCATCTCAGGTATTGGCGACGCTAGGTGTTCCTGATGCCACCATTAAGCAGTGGATGGGCACGGATCCGAATGCAGGTGAAGTTCTACAGAAGAAGCTATTCGAGCTGACCACGGGAGCGGTGCGCGGGATGGGGGCGCGCGAGCCTGGATCAGTTATGATGATGTTCCAAAAGAACTATCCGCAGATGTCTAGCCGGAACATGACGACTGACGCCATGAGTCGCCTGCTCGATATGGATCAGGTTTACCAAGAGGACGAAGTAGCGGGGCAGCGCTCTTATCTGGGCGATCAGGTTAGTAAGGTGGCCCAAGGCAAACAATACGAGGGGCTTTCCGGCTATCAGCAGCCGGATCCGCGTCTTTATCAGGCGGCTGCGTTGGCGACTGGCGGCATGCCGTATTCGGTGTGGTCGCAGGGGCTGACTCCAGAGCAGCAAACACAGGCCCTAAAGTTAGGCTCTCGCGTGTATCCAGATGCATCCGCTTTGGATGCTAAGGGCGTTAGGCACGTCTTCCAGGCTCCGCAGAATGGCAGGTGATCCATTCGCCGCCGCTGGATTCGCGCCGCAGCAGACGCAGGCAGTCATAGCGACTGATCCGTTTGGTGGTGCGGGCTTTGTGGCACAGCCACAAACGCCAGCCTCTGCGCCACCAGAGCGTCCGCCGGTCATCTCGTTGGGTTCCGGGTATTCGCCTTACGGCATTCCGTCTCTTGGTCCCTCGCTGGATCAAGCTGCCGTTGCTGGTATGCCGCGAGCTTCGGAGAAGGTTGCGGAAGGCGCTAGCTTTGGTCTGTTTCCTTACATTGCCGCCGCTGGCCGCTATCTCATGGGGACGCCGTGGTCGCAGGCTCTCCAGCAGTCGCGCGATTATACGGCGCAGACATCGAAAGACGAGCCGGGCGTCAGTGCGGTCCTGGAGGGCGCTGGCTCAGTCGCGCCGGTAGGGGCCGCGATGCACGCGGCGGCTCCAGTGCTGGGGGCGGTAGAGCGCGGCGTTCCATACGTCGGATCCGCGCTTGGTCAAGCAATCCTCGGTGGCGGGTTAGGTGCCGCTACTGCGGCGGGGCATGACGTTGGCTCTGGTCAGACTGATAATATAGGCGCCGACGTAAAGAGCGGGGCCACAACAGGCGCCGTCATGGGCGCGGCTGCGCCGGTTGTTGGTCAAGCGCTCCAGACGGTTCCGAATTTCGGAACGGCTGTTGTTAACGCCGGCAAAAGTG